AAAGTTGATGTTGGATATGCTAAAGCATCTGATCTTTTAGCTGCACAGCAACCTATGCGTCAATCAGATACAGTATATAAGAAATCTTCCGAGAATGCAGCTGCAGCGGGTACACCTCCAGCAGCAAAACCGCCAGTTATCGTTAATGCACCAACTAATGTAAGCAATAATAAGCAAAATGTAGCACTGCCTCAATCAATACGCAATCCAGATAATGGATTCAATAGATATGCAGGTTCTCGTTCTGTAATGGTATAACAAAAAGGGAGCAATTGCTCCCCTTTTAATGCACTTTGTTGTATGGATTAGTCTTCCATAGCAATCTTCTTAAAGTAGCTCATTGCTTCTTCATCTGTATTAGCATTTGATGCTACAATTTTTACAGCCGGTTTCTTAACTTCACGAACCGGAGGAACATATTCATCCTCATCTTCTTCACTTAGAGAAGCTGCCGTTGGTGCAGAAATTGTATCAGAATTCAATACTGATGCAAGCTTACGAGATAGTTCCTCATAAGTCTTAAAATTCTTGCGATCTAAGAATTCATTCAAGAGGAATTGTTTCTTAGAGATACCAATGATTGTGTTATCATCTCCAATTGCAGATGGTTCCATAAATGTAGATTGATCGTAATTAGGGTAACCATCAACCTTTCGCATGCGAAGTTTAAAATCAGCACCTTCCCAGAAGTCAAACACATTTACTGGTGTTTCATCTTCGAAAGTAGGACGTGCTTTATCCATAATCTTATCAAAGATTTTCTTGCCAAACTTAAATAGTTTGACTTGTCCTTCGTTTTCTGGATGTTTAGGATCCGAAATAATAAGAACATTTGCAATGTAAGAAAGCTTACGCTTTTGTTTACGAGCAGTTTCCTTATCAGCATCAGAACCAGTGTTCCACAAACGAGAATTTAATTCTCCCACTGGATCGCTTTCTCCAATAGTTGTCAAAGAGTTTTCAATATACCATTTCCCAGTAGGACCTTGAAAACCGTGGGAGAAAATTTTAACCCACGGTAGTTCATCGCCATCTGCGCGCGGAAGGAATCGAATAGTTGCTGTACCATTACCAGCTTTGTCAGCTTCTAGTTTCCAGAAGCGATCATCTTGGTAGGATTTAGAATCGCTCTGAGGATTGGCGATCTTATCGAACTCGGATGAAATTTTACCGAAGTCCATTTTAGCGTTTTTGCGAAGTGTATTAATATCCATTTGTATTTCCTTTGCGTTGTATTTGCGAAATATTTGCGTTATATTCGTCATTGAAATCGTCATACTTATCGTATTCTTCTTCCTCTGACCATTTATTTATAACACGCATACCGAATCCTTTAGGATTTGTGGTATGTTTACTCTTTTGACCTTTACGGCCACGTTCTTCATCGTCTTTATGAAATTTGTAAATTGTACGTCCCATTTTATAACTCTGAAAATTCTTCCTTAAAGTTGTGATAGATTAATTGTATCTTATCTGAATCATATTTTACAAACTTTTTTATCTTATTTAAGATGCGAAGTTCGCAATCCCAATATCTTCCAATTGATTTCCAGTTAGATAAAAAGTTTTCAAACTTGTCTAATAAGACTACAGTTTCCAAGTGTACGTAACCACCAACATATAGTTTAAGTAGTTCCGGCACATTATTATCTATAATGAATAAGTTTTCATACTTTAACTTAGACTGCTCCAAATGTCTACCTATTTCATTCAGCTGTTGTTTGAATAAATGACTTCTAGACTCTTTGCGAGAAATCCAAGTATCATAATATTGATCAGATTCAGAGGAGTATATAACTCCAGTGTTACCATATGCAAAATTTGCAACAAAGTATTCGATCAATTGTCTTGGCTCATTAAACTTGCGTCCTATCTTTTCAAATAGGAATCTATCATTTCTTTTTTCGAAAGTTTCTTTAGATCCTGACACTCTACCATCTGCTTCAAATACATCATATCTATCAGTGGTAAAGTGTAGTTTTATAGCCATAAAGAATTTGTATGTACGGAAAGCGTCAATCATCGTCTTTCTATTTTAATCCCAGTCTTTTGTTTGATTGAAGGATTTTTCTTGGATAGTTAATTGTTTGAATATTTTACGTGGACTTGAGCACACTACGCACTTTGGATTGCCACAATCTAATACATTATGTTTATTCAATTTATGTGGTTCTTTTACTTCTACGCCATGTGCTTTTGCAATCTTAAGTTGCTTTTCAATATGAACTTGATCATCATAAATGCGCTTACTGTGCTTTTTCTTTGAAAGTTCATCACTCATACTTATCTCCTAAATATCTAGTGTTGCTTGCTTTGGTAGCAAGTTCACCTCTCTCATATCCATTTCAATCTTATCCTTTAATGGTTTATTGATAAGATTTTTGATGTCATCAGGCTCAAGATAATTTTCTTGGCAGTATTTGAGCACTGCATCCATGTGTGACATCCTATTTTTCTTTGCGATCTCTTCAATGTGAAGAGAAAATGCTGAAGCTCCTTTGAACATATTATGGCTTCTTTAAATAGTATTCTGCTGTCTTAATAGACATATTAACGTCTGAATATTCTTCAAATTTTACATTATAAAGTTTCCAGACTGGATCAAACCTATTAGATGCATTCATCTTTTCATCAAACATATCAAGGTATTTGTTAAACCATCGATCAAGTTTTGCTCGATGGTTGAGTAGATCAATGTAAATCTTTTCGATCTGTGATTTATCATTATGGGTATGTGCCATAACAATTTGTGAATTAATTTGTTTTTTGTTAATGTGTTTCATAAGTTATTATATCACCTTTACGAATAAAAGTAAATTATCCACGACGCATTCTAGCCATTTCATGTGCTTCATCTTCGGAAAAAACTGGCACAGCATTTGATTTATGAAGAGTGCCAATGCCAATCATTTTAGTGCCAGTGTATTGCATGCGTGGCTTTGCTGCAGCCACGCCATCGCTACTATTTAAGCTTGGAATACGTGGTCCAGTATCACGTACATAAACCTGAGGAGTTAGGAGAGAAGGTGTAGTAACAGTAGAAACCTTTTTCTTAGGCTCGTACTTTTTAACAATAGCATCCCAATCTGCTGCAAGCGAACGCTGCACTGCAGTTGGCTTGCGTTTTTTACGCTTAGGAATATGAGGATGAATAATCATAGAATTTGTTGTTGAATTACGAATTTAGCTTCACTTACTGAAGTACATTTTTTGTCATTGACTGAAATGTTACGAAAACTTTTGATTTTAAGTTTAAAACCTGGAACTTCTAGTGTACGAAATTCAGGTAACTTTTGCTTTACTGGATACTCGCCGGTAGCAAAAAATAGTGTATCCCAAAGTTCATCAGATGCTGTCTTTTGTTGAAAGTGAATATTGCTCATGATATATCTCAAAAAGTACTGGCGCGGTTGAAGGGATTCGAACCCCTGACCCACGAGGTAGAAGCTCGTTGCTCTGATCCACTGAGCTACAACCGCATGATTATATTATATCAAATTGACGAATATTTGTACAGGGCTATTCAGCCTTTTTCCTAGTAGTTTTCTTCTCAGGAGAAGCCTTCGCAGGTGTGGACTTGCGTGCAACCTTCTCGGTGGTTTTCTTAGGTTTTTCACTAGACTTTTTTGCGGCTAGTCTTTTTTCTAGTCGTTTTACAACTTCTTCGCCATCCATCCATATATCCTTATTCTCAAGCATGGATTTAATTTCCTGCTCTGTCATAAAGTCTTTATAGATCTCATTCATCAGACACGCAGACCATTTCCTTTCGTGCTGAAGCTGATCAAACATCTCACCGCCTTTTCCAAATACTCCAGCGGAATAATTATGAAACATGAATACCGAGTGAGGTGTTACTTCAAATCTATCTGCACATAAGAAAATCATTGTTGCAGCCGAACAACACGCGCCTTCTACTGAGATAATCTTGGTTGCAGCCGATTCCGAAAGTACTCTCATGAATTGTATGGCAGCAAACAAATCACCACCATATGAATTAATATAAATCTTAATTATATCATTTTCACCTGCATGGCGTATAATATCAAACCAATCAATATAATTGTCGGGAGTTTCGATATCACCTAAAAGATAGAATTCGTGTAGATTGACAACTGCTTTAGTATAAAGGTTGTCACTCTTCTTGTTCTTAAGAATATCAATTAATTCCATAGTATCCTCATGTTATATATCAGTGTCTTTATTACTTCGATAAAAGATATGAGTTCCAATCTTTTTGGTCTTCTGTAAGTTACTCCACCTAGGATGCACATAATCTGCATGATAGTATGTAGCACCATGCGTAACATCTTGTGAAGCATTATAATCTATATATACTGTAGTGGCAACCTCGAGAATTTTAGAATAGAGATTACGATCAATCTTTGGTAAGTTCTTATGGCCAACCCAAGAGAATTGATATACCCCACCTATCTTTTGATAAACGACGCGACATACTGAATCTGCATAATTACCAGAAGATAATCTATTCATTGTCACAAAGGCTACAGCAATCCAACCGATTCTTGGTTCATGACCGGCTTCTCTATATATGTTCTCAGTTAAACAATCAATCTGATTACGCTCAAATTTAGTCAGTGATTGATATGACATTCGACGACTTGTACTTTTATCTTCGGTTTCTGGAACTTTTACTATTTGACTTTCAGTAAT